TAAGGTGTTATGAGAAAGGAAAAAATAATGAATAGAGATTTAATTTTAGATGGTTATTGGGTTAATAAAAAAAGTGGAACAATACATATTGTTTCGGAGAGTATAAGTGAACATACAGGTACTAAAACTTTATGGGCTCAAACTCAAAACCTTCCGTATGAGAGAGATTACTTTTTCAAAGGTGACAGTATTGATAGGTTCTTAAAAAACTATGAGTTTGTTTGTGATGGTGCTGGTATTCCAATGGATTTTTACCAACACGTATTAGTTAACAAAAAATTAAAGTCTAACTTCAAATATGGTGTTATCAGTAAAGAAGAATTTTTTGGTAGAGTTTTTAATTAAAAAGGAGTATAAATGAGTTACGTATATAAAACAAAATGGAGTGGTTCGGAGATTCAAGCAGAGTATTGTTACTCTTCGCTTGATAACTGTATCAAAGTTGTAGAGTTAAAAGTAGATGGTAAGTTCCATAGAATGAATTGGATGGGGCCTAATGGTAGAGATAAGTTAATGAAAGAGTTAATGGGTGACTATGATGTTATTATGTTTGGTCAGCAAGACTCTAATTCGTTTGTTGATGAGATTTCTATGGAGTCTTATGATACTGAAATCGATATGGATAGAGACATTCCAAATCCAACTTTACTAGGATACTAGAATGAATTACGAAAAAACTTACAAACCAAGTGATTTAATTGCTATGAATATCGAGGGTGGTGTTGTAGATATCACACTTCATAATTTATTAAATTCATTGGGGTTCTTGGATGAAAAACTAAAAGATAACTTATGTTTGGATTATACTTATGATGGAGATGATATTGATATAACAGAGATATCTAATCAAAATACTGGTAAAGTATATTGGAAATATGATAAAAATAATTGGTCATCAGAAGATGAAATATTAGCTAATTCATTATTAATGTGGGGAGAAATTGAATGACATTATTGGATAAATTAAAAGATACATTAGAACATCTAGAGTATGTTAGATCTGAATTAGACTCTGGTATAAATGATTTACCTGATTATTCGGCTAATGAATCATCACGAACTTATATGAGTCAAGGTGAATCATACTTAACAGATGCTTGGGATAAGCTAACTGACATCATTGAAGTTATTAATAATGATGATAAATTAACTCAGCTGCGTGTTGATAAATTCGGTGAAGATTAGGGATAATATATATACTAAACGGAAAACAAAAATTCTGTTTAAAAAAATTCGTAAAATCTTCTCTCATATCGACAACACGTCATTACACAACAAATTTTAAATAACAAACTCTAAGGAATTATAATATGCTAAGTGATAATAAAATTTATTTTTTATTAGGAATGTCTTTAACGACTTTATCAGTAGTATTGTTTAAGGAATTATCTCCACCTCAAGAAATACAAACTAGAACCGAAACTATAGTTAGGATGGTTGATGCTCCATACATACGAGGAGCGTTTGAATTAGAAGCTAATAATATTAAATCTTCATTAAATAAATCAAAACTAAAACATTTATTATTATATGTCAATGCTTTATGTGATGAGTATGGTGTGAATTACGAGATGGTAAAAGCTGTAATACAAACTGAATCAAGTTGGGATCATAAAGCAATATCTACCAGTGGAGCTTTGGGATTAATGCAGATATTACCTTCAACAGCTATAGCAGAATTTGATACACCTAAGCGAGACTTATTTGATCCGTATGTAAATGTTACGGTTGGGATAAAGTATTTATCTGAACTTAATAAAAGATTTGATGATTGCATTCCATCTACACTTACTGCTTATAGTCATGGTCCTACCATTACTAGAAAATATAGCAAAGAATATATAAAGAATAATTTTTATGTTAAGCGAGTGTATGGAAATTTATAAATGCCTTTAAGTAAATTTGGTAGAAGACATAAGAAAACTTTTGGCAAAAAGAAAGAGAAGTGGGATGGGGACTTTCGTAAACCACCTAAACCTAATTCATACTACGTACAGAAAAAAGGGATATGTCGTTGGTGTGGTAAAAAAATTATAGAGAATAAAATACACAAGACTCGTAAGACATGGCATCAAGATTGTGCTACAGACTATATGATTATCTATCACTCTGGTGAAGCTAGGAAACATATATGGAGACGAGATAATGGAACGTGTAATGGTTGTGGAGACCAATGTACTAGACGAGGTTGGGATTTAGACCACGTTAAACCATTGATGGAACAAAAGGGAATCAAAGGCAATAAGTTAGATTGGTCATACTATGAGTTAAATAATATGCAAACCTTATGTCGTCCATGTCATAAGAAAAAAACTAAACAAGATAGACAAAATAATGCTTGACATTAATTTAGTTTATTCGTATATTACATAGGAACATAAAACAGGTTATAGATTTTAAAGAATTGAATCTCAATAGAGGTTCTTTAAGGCAAGGTTCTTTTTCCTTTCTTCCTTGCCTATAATTTTAATTACTCTAACGAGGTATAGACTATGAAAAAAATAAAGATAGACTTTTCACAATTTATATTAGATGATAGCGACAAGAAACGTATGAAGTCACTTGATAATATAACTATAAAAAGCGATCCTAATTATCAAACCAACAAAAGAATTAATTTGAAATACTCCAATGAAGATGATTACTCTAATGATGATAATCATGAAGAATTAGAAACTTCAGGTGATATCGAGATGGGTATTTATTAATCACGAATGATATTTATGATTATGGAAAATGATAAAATAACAAATGCTCTTGATATGATTATTGCTAAAATAAATAATTTAGAAAAAGAACAAGTTGAAAGTAGAGAAATAATTAGTAAAATAAAATTTAAACTACTAGAACTCAATGGGTTTATGAATGATATAATTGACGTAATTGAAAATGATAATTATTATGAAGCCGATGCGCCTATTATAGAAAAAATAAATAAATTTAAAGACCTTAATAATGCTATCACTAAATCAGTAGATTCGGATGAAAACGAAAAAGACTATTTAAAATTAGTAATGAGCGAAATAATTGGAGAATCTTAATTGTTACATTTAATAATCACAATATTACTAGGATCACTTTTCGTACTCACATCAATAATGCTTTTTTATGCACTAAAAAGAATAAATAATTATGAGCAAATAATATTAAATATAAATAAAATAGTAGATATAATAAAACATCAACTTAAAATAATAGATGAAAAAGGTCACTTTGAAGCCGATGATGAAATTGGATTTTTCTTCAAAGACATAAAAGAGCTCAGTAATGAGTTAGAACAATTATTTGAAACAGAGGTTGATAATGGCAATAGTAAAGAAGAGAAAAAAGAAAAGTAAAATTTATTTCGGTACGCCAGTACATAATGCGATTGTAAAATATAACGAATCCGATGATGTACAACTTAAAAATAAAATATACACAGAAGAAATTCATACTGCTTTTTTAAAATTAGCAGAAAATATAATCAATACATATAGGTTCATGTATTTTGATTACCCCTTTAGAGACTTACAAGAAGAAGTAGTGTCTAATTTAGTTATAAATATACATAAGTTTGATTCCACTCGTGGTTCTAAAGCATTTAGTTATTTTTCTATTATTGCTAAGAACTATCTTATCCTTAATAATAATGCTAATTATAAGAAATTAAAAATACATGATAATATAGATGCACTTTATGATATGGGAATTTATGATGACGATGTAGAAAACAAAGTAACCACCGAGATATTTAAAAAAACTATTAATTATTTTGATGATAATTTAAATACCTTATTTCCTAAGAAGAATGATAGAAATGTTGCTGAATCTATATTATATTTGTGTAAAAATAAAGATGCCATAGATAACTTTAATAAGAAAGCTTTGTATATTATGATAAGAGAGATGACAGATGTTAAAACATCTAAGATTACTCAAATATCTAACGTATTTCGTAAGATATACCCAAAGATACAACAAGAAATAATATTAAATGGTCATCTTAATAATTTAAATTATACTGGTTCTCTATAACTTTTCTTACATTCTATATTTATTAATAGAATGATATGGAAAAAGACTTTAAAATATTCGGCAATAAGAATTTTTCAGACCTCTCTAAAGAGATATATGATAATTCTGTATTAAAAAAGACTCAAATAGAGCTTTTAATCCAAGAGGTACATGGCTATATACAAGGTATCGAGGATATTGCTATTGTAGGTCCTGTATTAAAAGAACTTCTTGATGTCGGTGTCAAGAATGATGATAACCTATTAAAGTTAGCAACTGTAATACAACGTATTATGAGTAAACAATCAAGTGATGCTGATGATACTTCCCTATTAACCGATTCAGAAAAAGAAGAGTTGATGAGTTCATTAGAAGATGCAGCTGCTTCATTACAAAATAAATCTGATGAGATGAGTGCAAATATAAGTAAACTAAAACCGAGGAGTGATTAATCATGGCTAATAGAATAGATCCATCATACTCCAATCGACTTGGTGAGCTTAATCAAGATTCTATTATTTCATCAGAATATAAATTTCATCACGGTCATGTTCAAAAAGTAGTATTGGAGTCTAGTGATTTAGATTCCTTTGGTTATCCAATTTATGGAGCTCCCGCTGATGTTAGTCAATGTATATTAATATCATCCACAGAATCTGAAGATATAAATCTACCATCTGATCATCTTAAAAAATTATATTTAGCTCAACCTCTATTACGTGGTTTTGCTGATTCTATAGGTCGTGGGGATAGTGTATTATATACTAAAGTTGGTGAGATATTTTTTTATTTAGGACCATTAAATACTTTAAATAATCCAAACTATAGTCCTGACCATTTATATAATCCAAATTTAAATCCTAATAGAATTGTATTAGATGATAGAAAAGATGATGAGAATGGTTACAATATTAATTTTATAAAGAGAGCAATTAATAAAGTTACTAAAATTAAAAATATACTATTAGATAGACCATATGATACTGGTATAGGAGAAGTTGGTTCTGATGCTGAAATAGAATCTAGTTATTCGGATTTAACATTTGAAGGTAGACATGGTAACTCAATACAATTAGGTACTAGATTTATAAATCCATATACTATAATCAGAAATAATAATTTAGATAATAATAATGGCTCCGTCTTAGGTATGTTATCTCTTGGAACTATAAATGACTATATGGGATTCAATCAATTATCCTATGATAGAAAGATAACACTAGATTTAGCAGAGAATCAAGAGGGTTCTAATAATGGATATTTCATAGGACATGGTAATGATGCAAATGGTGGAGAAGATAGATTTAATACAAATTTTGGAGCAGTAGAAGATACTCCTAATTTCCAAACTGAATTTGACCAAATAATAATGTTTTCTGATAGGATAACATTTGATGCACAACAGAATGATTTTACAGTTTCAGCACTTCGTAATATAAACTTCGGTGCTGGTAAGAACTTTACAATAACCAATAAAGGATTCTCAGTTATTGAATCTCAGAATATTTATATAGGTAAGGAATCAAAGAATAAATCTCAACCTATGGTATTAGGAGATGAGTTAAGGATATTATTATTGGAAATCATGACTATATTAAAGGATTCGAGAGCATTAGTACAAGGTGTACCTATTCCACTAACGGATGCTACATCGACTCCAATACTACCAAAAATACAGAGTATAATTGATACCTTACAAGTAAGAGAAGTGGATAGTGAAACTAATATACCAAAACCAGGTAATACAAGATTTTTAAGTCAATACCATTACATAGAACAGAACCGTAGGAGTTAATATGAAGTTATCTTTATTTAAGAAGTTAATAAGAGAAATTATAAGAGAAGAATTAGATTATAAATTAATTGCAGTTGAAAAAAAGTTAGATGAAGTGTTAGTTAGCTCTAATGCTAATATTATAAAGGAAGTTAGGTCTCCAGCGCTAGATACTACTGACTATAAAAACTTGATGAATGAATCACCCAAGGTCAAATCTAATGTCCCTATACCTAAAAATAACGTTTCTGCTCCTAAGACAAATAATACTGTTTTGAATTCTTTACTTGAAGAAACTGCTAATTCCGATGATTGGAAAACTGTCGAAGGAAGTGGAAACGAAGTTCAATCTGTACAGGATAACACAGAATCATTACCTAATCATTTAGCAGAAGCATTAACTAAGGATTACTCTACTATGTTAAAGACAGTAGAAAAAAAGGATAACTTTAAACGTGGGGCTTAAATCTGATATAAAAAAAGCTTTTTTAGATAACTTAGATAATTCTGCTAAGGATGAAAACTATGAAATTTCCTCTGAAGGCGATACTAAGGTTGATAAACTAGCAGAAGATTTAGCAAATGCTATACTTGACTTCTTAACTGATGAGCGAAGATGTGTATTAAAAGTAGATAAATTAGTTGCAAGTGCTGGTCCTGTTAGTATTTCTCCAGCACCTCTACCATCAAGTCCAGCAGCAGTTGGTGCACCAGTATTCACTACCGTACCACCTATAGCAATTGTTACTGTAGAAGTTGATAAAAATGGACAAGGTGGTGGTAATCCAATTGGTGGTGGTTTACCGCAATCTAATGCTTCTGAAGTAAGATTAAGGAAAGATAATGTCAAAGGGGAATCGGATAAATACTAATGCCAATACTCGATAGAAGAGCAAATCAGTTAACTGAAGATACAGATACTAAAGTATCAGTTGGAATTGATTTTCCATTTGCTAGAGTACCAGGAAGTCAATCTGGATTTTTTAAAACTACTAAAACTACAATTGAGTCTATAAAAAATAATATAAAATTATTATTATTAACTCAACAAGGAGAGAGATTGTTTCAACCAAATTTAGGTATGAATTTACGTAGATTTTTATTTGAACAAATTACAGAAGATACTAGTATTCAAATTGAAAATGATATAGTTGATACGTTTCAAACTTGGTTACCTTTTGTTGAATTGCAAGATATACAAATAGATACTGAATCGGATAATCAATCTAAGAATCAAATTAAAATTAACATAGTATTTAATATTAGAAAGGCACCAAATACATCTGAATCCGTTGGTGTGGTATTGGAGTAAAATAATGGCATATTCAGAAGATCAAAAATTTAAACCATCGAATGTAAATTACACAAGTAAAGATTTTACATCAATTAAATCAGATTTAATTGAATACACTAAAGCGTATTTTCCTGATACTTATAAAGATTTTAATGAAACATCACCTGGTATGATGTTAATAGAATTATCAAGTTACGTTGGTGATGTATTGAGTTACTATATAGATTATAATTATAAAGAGAATATATTAGCAACTGCTACTGAAAGAAGAAATGTAATTAGATTATCAGAATTCTTAGGGTATAAAACAAATCCAAACACACCATCATTAGTTAGGTTAAAAGTTACATCAGATGTTGGAGTGGATAGTGATGGTAATCCAGATTATAGTGATGCCCCATCTAACCCAATAAATAGTGGTTTACAAATACAATCTAATGTAGATTCTAGTCTTAAATTTGAAACATTAGGTGAAGTGGATTTCACAGTATCAGGTTCTCCAGATGTTCCACCGGTAGGTGCTCCAACAAGTTTTGATTCTAATGGAGAAGCTGATGGGTATACTTTAACTAGATTTATACAAGCCGTATCAGGAGAAACTAAGACAAAATCATTTACTGTCACATCTCCTATTAAATTTTTAGAATTAGATTTAGGTGAAGATAATGTAATTGAAATTTTAAAGTGTGTGGATTCATCCAATCAAAACTGGTATGAAGTTCAATATTTGGCACAAGATAGAATATTAAAAGAAAGTCACTATACGAGTGATGGTAGGGGTGATGCTTATAATCAAGATATAGTAGGTGCTACCCTATCGACTGAAGTGCCGATACCGTATACGTTAGAGTATATTAAGACGAATAAAAAGTTCACAGCAAAAGTAGATCCTGATGATAATAGTACTAAATTACAATTTGGTAATGGATTAAATAGACTTAATATTTCAGGATCAAGTGGTGCTAGTATTTTTTCTATGATTGAACAACAAGGTATTAATTTAGCAGGCGTACCAAATAGTGTAATTAATGCTAGTATAAACAACTTAACAACTAACAACTCATTAAATTTAGGAGAGACTCCATCAAACACCATAATGACTATAACTTATAGAGTAGGTGGTGGAGCTAATTCTAATGCTCAAAGCGGTGAATTAACAAAAATTGTTAACTCAGAAGAATCAGTAACCGTAACAAATGACGAACCAGCGCTTGGTGGAACTGATGGGCAATCAGTTGATGAGATAAGAGAAAATGCTAAATCTTTCTTTGCTTCGCAATTAAGATGTGTAACACGTGAGGATTATCAAGCTAGAATATTAAATCTACCAGCTAAGTTTGGTAATATAGCAAAATGCTATGTTCATAGATTAAATGATATTAGTGGATTAAAAATATACACATTATCGTATAATCAAAATAGACAATTAGTTCAAACTCCTTTATTAGCATTGAATAATTTGAGATTATATATTGAACAATATAGGATGATAAATGATGCCTTAGATTTTGGATTTCAATTAATAGATACTGTATATTCTGCCTATCATATAAACTTTGGTGTTAACTTTGAGGTTAATTATGACAGGCGATTTAATGCAACTGATGTAAAGTTAGAAACCATAAATGTAATAAAAAACTTTTTTGATACCGGTAAAATGCAATTTAGACAGCACATTAACTTAGGTGATTTAAAATATAATATTTTAGGTTTAGATGGAGTCATTGGAGTAAAAACTTTAAAATTAATCCAAAATACATCTGAGATAGAAAACTTTTCAACTTCATTGAATAGTAAAGCTTTTCATAGTATTAAAGGTGATGGAACTCCATCTGATAATCCTACTGATGGTTATGGGTTTGAGTATAATTTTAATAATGCTACAGTTAACGATATAGTAAGACCATCAGCAACTCCATCGGTTTTTGAGTTACGAGATCCTAACAATGATATATTCGGGAGGGTAGTCTAATGCATCGTTATTTTTTTGCTACCAAAGACTCTTTTATTAATAGTGGTTCTAACTTAATAGATGGTACAGATTTTCAAGATAAAAATACTGGACAAGATGAAATATTAGAAATAAAAAAAGTATTTTACCAGCGAGAATTTCATGCTCCAACAAGAGCATTAATTCAATTTGACACAACTGATATTAACAACTATATAACTTCATCTGTTGTTACTAGTGATTATAAAGTTTATTTAAGACTTTATGAAACTAACGGCACAAGTGGATTATCAGAAGATTATGATATTGCTGCCTACCCATTAAGTGAATCTTGGGATGAGGGTGTTGGTAAAGCAGGTGATGTTCCTAAGACAATTGATGGATGTAGTTGGTTATATAGACAAAATAAACCAAACGCTACAGAAGTGTCTTGGGAAACAAGTGGTGGAACATACATAAGCGAAGATGAAGTAAGTCAATCATTTTCGGTGGAATCTCCTGATATCAATATGGATATTACTACTCTTGCAAAAAAATGGTTTAGCGGTGAAAATAAAAATTATGGATTACCACTAAGACTATCTGGCAGTAGAGAAACATCAACTGGTAGTTTTGAAGATTTGAAATTCTTTTCAAGGCAAACCAATACAATCTATTCTCCTAAATTAGAATTACAATGGGATGACCATGTGCCAGCATCAGGCTCTAACACGGGTAGCTTAACGCCATTAGACCTTTCAGGTAACGTTGAGAACTATGTATACCCCTTACACTTTAGAGAGGCATATAAAGAAAATGAAGTAATAAAATTTAGATTTGGCGCTCGTAAAAGATATATTGATAAGAGTTTTTCTACATCAATACAATCAATTAGTGGTAGTTATTTTTCAGAGGGTAGTGCTTCATATTCTATTATTGATTTAGCAACTAATGAATCAGTTGTTCCGTTTAGTTCTTATACTTCAATGAGTTGTGATTCAATATCACCTTATTTTAAACAAGACTTAAATAGTTTTGAGCCAAATCGTGCATATAAAATAATGATTAAAGTTGATTATAATGATGGGCAAAAAATAATATACGATGATAGTTTTGAATTTATACTAAGGACTTAAGATGGTTTACAATCCTAGTGAACAAGACAATGACGCCAGTCTCATAGATAATTATAGGACAACTGATCCTAAACTAACTACGAAGACACCTGAAAATCCCACCATCCCACCTGATGCTACAGAAAATGAGTTTACACCATCTATAGTTAGAGAGCCATTTGGCTGGTTGATACAAAGAGTTCCAAATATAAGTAATTTTTTATCTATTTTTTCTAGTTTAATAAATGACTATAATGGATTTATAGTTGGTGGATATCTCCGAAGAACAATACAATCAGGAAATGCTCTTGAATTTCAAAATGCTGATTTAGATGTCATGTTTCTCAAACGAGATGATTTTATATCAGCAATTGATTTTATTCAAAGTGGTAATATTATAGAATTTAATAAACCTAATACGGAAAATATAACAAATAACAGAGTTGTGTATGATTGGAATTTAATTTCCAATAGAAATAATATACCAAATATAAAATTACAATTTACTTTTAAAGAAGCGGATAATATAGAAAATATATTATCTTCTTTTGATTTTACCAATGCAAAAATAGCAACAGATTTAAATCAAGTTATGGTTGATATAAGATGGGAAAACCTTGAATTAAATCGGACTATAAATATAGATCAAGTGCATACTTTTATGCTTAAACGATTTTTAAAATATTTGTATAATGAAGGGAATACATTTAAACTTAATAATTCTAGTGCTTTACTATTTCGAGCTTGGGTTAGATCAAATCTTCCTGATGGTCCTGTAGAAACAGCGTCTCAGGCGGATAGTTATATGCAGACCTTATATGACAAACTTTTAATTACGAATGTAGTCACTTATGATACTGTCTCTTTTGTAGAGCCTTTCTTAGATGATGGATATTCATGGTATGATACGCCGGAAACTTATGCAGGAAATTACATTACTGATGTTAATTTAGAAGCACCAATCACATATCCACCTGAATTTGTTTATGCATATACAGGTGAACCTTATTATGGATTATACCACAGGCACTTAGATGGCACTTTGATGATAGGTCCTGGTATTTTGGGTACGAATCATTCATCGACTAATATACCTGAAGTTATTATACCAGGTAGTGAATATGTTTATACCGAAGAGGATACTAATGATAGATATAAACCCCTACCCATTGATGAAAATTATATTAAAGAAGTTTTTGCTAATAAGATATATGAAATATTTTTTAATAATCTAGAATTGCCACCTGAGGTAGAGTTAAATTATAATTCTTTACAAACTACAATTCGTGATGGTAAGTTTGCAACAGGTAGACAAGAAAATGAGCAATTAGTATTTTTTAAAAACGATAGAAATACACCAGAAAACAAGAAAGATTTTTCTGATTCAAAGCTAGATGAAATAATAAATAACTTAAGTGCTAGTATTGCTTTAAGTTCTACTTTAGATGACTTTAACTTAAGTAGTTGGATGGATAATGAGATATCTAATAATAACATATCAATAATATCTGATGAATCTACGCCAGATACTAGAATAAGTGATGATAAGATATCTTCTTATAATTTAAATCCAATTGACCAATCCACAGAATATGGAATAACTGAGGAGTTTTATACATTAAAAAAAATAATTTATAAATTAAAATTTAATCTACACACAGTTAATTTTGCTGAAATAGAATACATTGTTAGAAATAATGATTCTGAAAATTGGTTATATCATGAATTTAAAAGTGTAATTAACTTAAGTCAAATAACTTTACCTAAAATAGGCAATAGATTAAATATAAATAAAGCAAAAGAAATATTAGATACTAATATATTTGAATTATTACCAAATCAAAGAACAAGACAAGATCAAGTTGATGATTTCTTTAATGAATTCAATCAGTTAATTGGTCCTGCACCTAGTTTTATTGATGTAGATGGTGATGGTGCGGGTGAGGTAATAGAAGATAATTTATTAGATCAATCATCTCGTATCAGTATAGATAATAAACAAGATGCTTATATTACGAGACTAGATGACCATACTGATGCTCCTAATGGAGCAGTCAATATAGGTAAAACAATTGAAACGATGAGAAATCGTTTAAATAAATACTTAGGTGATGTTGATAATGTTATTCAAACAGTAAGAGATGATAGGCCTGAATATGAAAATATATCAAATGGATTTCTTAAAATAAGAAAACCAAATCAAGCAATTATCTTACGAGCACCCAATGATGGTGAATTAGAATTTCAAAAAAATGATTCTTATTTAACTGATGGATTCACAATTACAATGTGGGTACGATTTGTCAGTAAAGTATCAGAAGGTACTTTATTTAACTTTGGTAATCCTTTAGCAGCAGAGGGCAAAGGCCTAAGATTAGATACGAAAGTAAATAAATATAATGGAAAATATTATAGGTATTTACGTTTAATGGTCAGAGATAATAATGATGAATTTTATGATAATCATTGGGGGGATGGTGATATAAGAAGATTTCACCAACGTAGTATTGGTACTAATGCAGAACCTTATGATGTTCCTGGTAGAATACATAAATTTTTTCCAAACGTACCTACTGATAATTTAGATGAGTGGTATTTCATATGCGCTAGTTATAATCCAAATGTAAATGAATTAAATAGAAATCCTTACACTTCCGAATTCGAGTATCTATACAATAAACAATATTGGTTGAATCATATTTTACCAACGGATGATGGGGATGAGGTAGTATCAAATAGCAATCTTGGTGCTAAATGTAAAGTAGAAATAATAAGTCGTGCAGATTTATTAAAT